TGAAATCGTTAAAGTAACCATGGTTAAAGCTAACGTAACTGCTGCTGGTAATGGTGCTGCTGACGGTGATGCTGTTAGAGGCTTTGCTGCTGTTTCTGGTTCAGCTGTTGTTTCTCAAGTAAACGCTTACAACTACCAAGACGCTACTAACTTAGTAATGTTCGTTTCAGGTGCTGCCGGTACTGTAGGTGGTGCTGCTGCTGCTACTTTATACTACTCTATTGTTCCTAACGACAATACTTTAGGTGATTTCCAAAACACAGCTGCTATCCCTGAGATCAATATCCAAATGCGTTCTCAAGCCCTTGTTGCTAAGACAAGAAAGCTTAAGGCTGTATGGACTCCAGAATTCGCTCAGGACTTAAATGCTTACCAAGCATTAGACGCTGAAGCTGAAGTAACTAACATCCTTTCTGAGTACATTTCTTTAGAAATCGACTCTGAGATCTTAGGTATGTTAATTTCTGATGCTGCAGCTGGTACTGAGTACTGGTCAGTTCAAAACAACAGATTCTACGTATCTGGTGATGACTTCACAAACGATACTAACGGATACTTCAACACTCAAGGCCAATGGTTCCAAACTCTTGGTACCAAGGTTAACAAGTTAAGCAACGAGATCCACAGATTAACTCTTCGTGGTGGTGCTAACTTCATGGTAGTTTCTCCTACAGTATCTACTATCCTTGAGTCTATTCCTGGATTCGCAGCTGACAACAGCGACGCTGAGAAAATGGAATACGCTTTCGGTATCCAGAAAGCTGGCCAATTAAACGGTCGCTACAGAGTATACAAAAACCCATACATGAAAGAAAACACTATCTTGTTAGGTTACAGAGGTTCACAATTCTTAGAGGCTGGTGCTGTATTTGCTCCATACATTCCTTTAATCATGACTCCTCTTGTATACGATCCTGATACATTCGTACCTAGAAAAGGTCTCTTAACACGCTACGCTAAGAAGATGTTACGTCCTGAATTCTACGGTAAGATCTACGTTTCTGGATTAAACACTCTTTAATCTAAATCTTAGATTATATGTTTAAGAAGCCCCGCGAAAGCGGGGCTTTTTTTCATATGTATAATAAACAACTAAAGTTCTTATTTTATGGCTTCAAATCATCACACTGATGAGGTCTTCCAACAAAAGAGAAGGCCTAAAAACCCAATTAAATTCAAAATTTCACTAAATGACGAACAAAAAGAAGCAAAAGCAAAAATTCTAGAAAACACAGTTACACTATTAGCCGGTTCAGCAGGTTCAGGAAAGACATTTTTAGCATGTCAAATAGCACTTGAAAAACTATTCATGAAAGAGTGCGAAAAAATTATAATTACACGACCTACGGTGAGTAAGGAGGAAATCGGTTTTTTACCGGGTGACCTCCGCGAAAAAATGGACCCATGGGTCCAGCCTATATATCAAAATATGTATGCGTTATATGATAAAGTCAAAATCGAATCTCTTATACAAGAAGGAAAAATCGAAATCGTTCCTGTTAGTTTTATGCGTGGTAGAACTTTTCTTGATAGCGTGGTTATCGTAGATGAAGCTCAAAACGTTACACATGAGCAAATGGAAATGATTGTAACCCGTTTGGGTATCCGTTCTAAAATGATAGTATGTGGTGATGATCACCAAGTAGATTTAAAATCTAAAAAAGACTCTGGATTTAGATTCCTATACTCAGCAGCACGTAAAATAAAAAATATGTGTGCTATTTCTCTTAAAACTAACCATAGAGATCCAATTGTAGAAGATTTAATTAATTTATACGAAGAAGCTCAAGAACAAGGTATTACATTAGGTACTTCTGGTTCTAGTGGAAAACGTAAATAAGCCAAAATTTTTTAATATTTATAACTAAAACATCATAATGGCTGACTTAACCCTTTTAATTAAAGAAAGAATTATCCTTGAAGGTACTGAACGTGGTACGGATTATAACCTTACTCTTTCTGATATTGGATATATTGATAATAGAATCTTAAATGCCCCTTCAGGCTCAGATACTACTATATTTGCTTTAGCTGATGCTAATGCTGAAGGTACGTTTGTTACTAGTAGTTTAAAATATGCTCGTATTAGTAATTATTCTACAACAGCCACTGTTAATTTAAAAGTATCTTCATCAACTGAAGAATTAAACTTTAATATAGCAGCTAAAGGTACATTTATGCTTTCTACAAGTGAAATTACAGGAAGCGTAACAGACTTTACTTATGATGATATTTCTTCAATTTTAGTTTCACCTTCAGGTAGTAATGCTAAAATTGAATATTTTATAGCAACAACTTAATAAATTATGGCTAATATTGCAATATACGATGGTTCACCTACATTTACTCCTGGAACTGGTGTATTAACACCTTTTGGTTTCTATGATTGGGATGTAGAATTTCAAGCTGATATTCTTAAAGTAACTAAATTTTGTGCTGTACGTTTAGGATACCCTATTGAAAACGTAGAATTATCCTCAGGCTCATTTTTTACAGCATTTGAAGAAGCCATCACAGTATATGGTAATGAATTATATGCTTATAAACAAAGAGAAGATTACTTATCTTTAGAAGGTTCAAATCATAATTATGCTGATTCTACAACTGATTTAGATAACCAAATTGTAACTCCTAATTTAGAAAACGTAATTAGATTATCACAACAATACGGAACAGAAGCCGGTGTTGGGGGTAATGTTAACTGGTATAGTGGTTCAATAGACTTAATCCCAGGAGTTCAAGATTATGATTTAAACGATTGGGCAGCAACACAAGGCATTACAGGAAGTGATTTAGAAATTAGAAAAATTTTCTACCAACCAATCCCAGCTTCATATCAATTTTATGGCGGTATGGGATACGAAGGTACAGCTATTGCTATGTTTGGAGATGCTGCTGGTTATACTGCTTACGGTGCTAACAGTTTCTTAATGATGCCTTTAAGCTATGATTTACAAGCTATTCAACAAGTTGAAATGTATAGAGATATTTTATTTTCTAACTATACATTTGAATTAATTAATAATAGACTTAGAGTTTTCCCAATCCCTAACAATGATGATGATGCTTATAGAAGCACTATCTGGTTCCAATATGATCTAAAATCAGAAAAATTAGCTAATTCTGTAGTAGGTGGAGAAGGTAAAGTAAACAACGTCTCCCAAATGCCATACAGAAACCCAGTCTACTCAAGAATTAATTCTGTAGGTAGAAGTTGGATTTTTGAATATACATTAGCTTTATGTAAAGAAATGTTAGGCTATATCCGTGGAAAATATGGTACAGTACCCATCCCAGGAGCAGAAGTAACCTTAAACCAATCAGATCTATTAGCCTCATCCAATGCTGATAAAGAAGCTTTAATTGCTAAATTAAGAGAATATTTTGATCAAACTTCACGTCAATCTTTATTAGAAAGAAGAGCAGCAGAATCTGATGCTCGTAGAAGTGAATTAGATAATGTACCAATGACTATATTTGTAGGGTAATGGCATTATACGGAGAGGCAAGAGATATAAGCTTTTTTAGACACATTAATCGTGAGTTGATGGCCAACATTATCTCACAACAATGTGTTTACTATAAATTTGACTTAGGTGAAACTAAAGTTAATATCTACGGTGAAGCATCAGGTGGTAAGTATTATCACCCTCCTGTATTATTAAACGCCTTGATTGAAAGACAAGACCAACAATATCGTGAAAGTGATTTAGGTGTAAATTTTGCTTGGGGTATTACGTTTAAATTCTTTAGAGACGATTTATTAGATCGTAACAAAGATTTTAACAAGGATTGGCAGTTTGCTAGTACATATGGAGCTAATTTAGTTCCTGAAGTAGGAGATATTATTATGTATGACCAAGGTTATTACGAAGTAGATAGCACAAACGCTAACCAATACTTTGTAGGTAAAAACCCAGCTTACGACTATAAAGATGACAATGGTAATAACGTATTAAATGAAACCGATTTAGCTAATTTTGGTTCTAGTATTTCAATTATTTGTAATACACATTACGTACCAGCAGATAAATTAGCATTATCACCATTTAAAGAAAGAATGTAATGCCGCAGAATAGAAAACCAGTACCAAAGACACAAAAGGAGATTAGTGTTGGCTTACAACAACCCTATGATCCTACAATGGGTAATCCTAATAACCCTGATCAATTTTCTATTCACCCTGATATTAATCAGGCTGGTATTCCTTTTAATCGTTCTGAAAAATTATCTCAAAAAGGAGATGATTATAAACAATTTACGGTAGGTTTAGAAGACATAGATGAATCTATGTTTTATTATTTTAATAATGTAATTAAACCTTTTGTTTATCAAAACGGAGAACGAATTTCTGTACCAGTTATTTACGGTAATCCTGAAAGATGGAAATCATTCCAAAAAGATGGTTTTTACCGTGATAAAAATGGTGCTATTATGATGCCCATTATTGTAATCAAAAGAGATTCTATCTCTAAGAATAGAAGTTTAACTAATAAATTAGATGCTAACTTTCCTAATTTATACACTTCTTGGCAAAAACAATACAACCCAAAAAATTTCTACTCTAATTTTAACGTATTAAATAACAGAGTACAAACCAAACAATTTATTGCTAATGTTGTTCCTGATTATGTAACACTTCAATACAGTGTTATTGTTCAAACCTATTATATGGACCAACTAAATAAAATAGTTGAAGCCATAAACTACGCTTCAGATTCATATTGGGGCAATCCCGAACGTTTTCAATTTAGAGCAACTATTGATACTTTTACAAATGCTAACCAAGTTTCAATAGGAGAAGAAAGAGTTGTAAGGAGTAACTTTGGGATCAATATGTATGGATATATAATCCCGGATGCTATCCAAAAGGATTTAAGTTCTATTAAAAAATATAATTCAAAATCAAAAATTATATTTTCAATGGAAACTACATCTAACCCAGAGATATTCAATCCGAATCCTCAAGTAGCACCGGCTGTTGACGGTTCAAGTGCTGTTAGAGACAGATTAAATGAAAATGTAAATACTCGTAAAAGAATAAGCGCAGATGAGTAACGTAAGATTTTTAGATAATGTAACAGTAACTTCGTTTGCTAGTTCAAATACTTTTGTAGGATCTACCTTCCCTAGAGTAGTATTCACAGGAGAAACTAAAACTGTTCCTACTAACCAAAATACATACGCCTTTGAGGTATATAATTTAGGAGTTATTAGTATCACAGGAGGTCAAGCGGTAGAAGTAGGAGGTGAAACAGTATATTCTCATGGTTTATTAAGAATAGAAAACATTTTTTCTAACCAAGGTAGAATTAATGTCAATGGTATCCTTGAAATAGGAGACTCAGCTACATTTGCAGATGTAACTGTAATTTAACAAAAAAATATAATATTTATACATAAACGTACGTACAGTGGCTCAAATTAATATTTCAAAAACAGGCGCATCAGGTATATCAACCCCAGAAAATGGTGTTGTTGCCGTTTTTTCGAATACCGCCGACGGTGGAAAGCTTTATTATAAATACTCAGATGGCACAACCGCTCCAGTAGATACTACAGGTAGTGGTGGTACTGGCGGCTCTGGTACATCAGGTACTTCAGGCTCATCAGGTACTTCTGGTGCACAAGGTGCACAAGGTGACGCTGGTACCTCAGGTACTTCAGGTGCCCAAGGTGACCCAGGTTCGTCTGGTACTTCAGGTACATCAGGTGCTGGCAGCGCTGTACAAATTTTAGATAGTGGAACTTCACTTACTACAGACGTAAATTCAATTAACTTTACAGGTTCAGGAGTAACAACTACTGCTGTAGGAGATAATGTAACAGTTACTATTACAGGTGGAACAGGAGGAACTGGCACAGCTGGTACCTCAGGTACATCAGGTAATGGTACTTCTGGAACCTCAGGTGAAGCAGGTACTTCAGGTACTTCAGGTGCTCAAGGCGATCCAGGTTCATCCGGTACTTCTGGTACTTCAGGTGCTCAGGGAGCTCCAGGTGACGCTGGTACATCAGGTACTTCAGGCTCATCCGGTACTTCTCCACAAGGTGTAACTTCAGGTACTTCAGGTACTTCAGGTGAGTCAGGTTCATCAGGTACTTCAGGAAATGGTACTTCAGGTACATCCGGTACTTCAGGTGAAGCAGGCTCATCAGGTACATCAGGTGTCCAAGGCGATCCTGGCTCATCTGGTACTTCAGGTACATCAGGTGCACAAGGTGCTCCAGGTGCTACTGGTACTTCAGGTACTTCTGGTACTTCAGGAGCTAAAGGTGATCAAGGTGATGCGGGTACCTCAGGTACCTCAGGATCATCAGGTACTTCTCCACAAGGTGTAACTTCAGGTACTTCAGGCGCACAAGGTATCCCAGGTACTTCAGGTGAAGCCGGCACATCAGGTACTTCAGGTTCATCAGGCACTTCAGGTGCTCAAGGTGATGCAGGTTCATCTGGTACTTCAGGTACTTCAGCAGGTGCTTCATTAACATTAACTGATGGTTCAAATACTGTTAATAATGTAGGCCAAATTACAGTTAGTGGTGGAACAGTTGGAGGTACTTCTCCTAACGCTACATTAACTATCTCCGGAGGTGGAGGTGGTGGTATCTCTACTGTATATTCAGGAACTAATAGATACGTTTATACATCTGGGGATGATCAAATTACTATATTATCATCAGGAACTGTATATGCTGGATTAACTTGGACTAGATCTACTACTACATTAACAGTAACATCTACCGCTCACGGCTTAACTACAGGTGATTATGTTTTAATTAGAAACATGAGTGCCGATTACCAATACCTCCCAGTTACAGTTACAACTTCAAATGCCTTTACGGTTACAGTAGCTAATTCTGGGGGAACTAGTGGTACTGAAGGTGCATACATACCATGTATTAAAATGACAGCTCTTTCAGAAACTGCTATTACATTTGCTGTTCCTTCTGCTGGTAACGTACAGTTAATTTCATGTGTTATTTATTTAAATGAACCTTTAAGTTCTCCTACTATTACAGTTCCTTCTAATGCCGTATCAAATGGTGCAGGTGGTAACAGCAGTTTAGCTACTAAAAATCCTCCAGTACTACAAGCATACAGGGGAGATACAGGTATATTATATACAGGTGCAGGTTATACTTTTAGTACTAATAGTAATTATAATATTATTAATACTGCTGCCTTTGATCTAGGAGCTCCTTTATTCGCTAGATTAGTATTTTAAAAAAAATATTTACAAATATTTTAAGAGCCCCTCGCTTGAGGGGCTTTTTTTAATATTTATAATAAACCCTGTTTGGATAATGAAAAATAGGAATTATGTGTAATAAAAACCAATAATTCTAACAAAAAAATACATGGCAGATCAACTCTTTTATGGTAAATTGAGTAATGTTACTCCTCTAACAGCAGGAAGTAATAGCGTAATCAGATTTTACGGAGATTTTACCTCAGGAAGTAATGTTATAACTAACGTTTCCCTTGTACCTACCTACGCAGGTTGGGATATTTTAGTTAATGGTATGGGTATAGTCTCATCAGGGGAAACCCAGGCAAATACTACAGTTGTTTCTTTTGATTCAGCTAGTGCTACCATTACTATGAGCTCAGCTTCTCTAGCTACAGCCAATACTCAATTAACTAGAATAAGCCCCCCAGTAGGAACTTATTATATAGCATCTGCTTCTTTTACAGATGTAAATTCTTTGTTAAATGTAAATAACATTACAGGAAGTAATGATTCTGATTATAACGGGTCTACTCCTATATATGCTGTATTAGCTCCTGCTGCTAATAGTATAGGTACTCTTATTCAAGGTCGTTTCCATAAGTACACAGTTCAAAATGTTCTTTATAGAAACATTCCTACTTCTCAAATATCTATGTATGTTACTTGGGGGGAAAAAGGTACTCAAACAGAAAGTGGAGATACTTTTTACCCTGGAGTAGGCCAAGCTGTTCCTATTGTCCAGTTATCTACAAGCGAATCTTTAGCCCCTATGTTTTCTAACAGAATTGCGGGTTTAACAGATCTTGCTAACTCTTCTGAATTTGCCGGTTATCAAATTGAAACTGTAGATTTCTTTGATGACTTAGTAATCTCGGATATATACTATACAGGTTCATTAGTATCTCAAAATAATAGAAATTTTAACTTCTCAGGTTCTGGTGTAGAAGTAATACTATCAGGTTCAGATAACGATAGTGTATTAGTAAATATAGACAGCCGAATCCCAGTATCAGCAAGTGATGCTGGAGTTGGTTTAGCAACAGCATTTAATTTTAGTGGTTCAGGAGTTGATAGTGTAACTATTACAGATGGAATCGCTAAAGTATACATAACAGGAGGTGGTGGTTCAGGAACTACTGGAACCTCAGGTACTTCAGGTACTTCAGGTGCCGCGGGTACTTCGGGTACCTCAGGTGAATCTGGGTCAGCCGGTACATCAGGTACTTCAGGCGATGGTACCTCGGGTACTTCCGGAACTTCGGGCAATGGTACTGCTGGTACCAGTGGTACATCAGGCGAAGCAGGCACCTCAGGTACAAGCGGTGAAGCCGGTACTTCAGGTACTTCAGGTGAAGCTGGTACTTCAGGTACAAGCGGTGAAGCAGGCACATCAGGTACTTCAGGCGAGGCAGGTACATCAGGAACTTCAGGTGAAGCTGGAACGTCTGGTACAAGTGGAGAATCAGGTACATCAGGTACCTCAGGTGAAGGTACTTCAGGAACCTCCGGAACATCAGGCGAAACCGGTACATCCGGTACTTCAGGTGAAGCCGGCACTTCAGGAACATCAGGTGAAGCAGGCACATCCGGTACTTCAGGATTAGCTGGTACTTCTGGTACTTCTGGCGAAGCCGGTACTTCTGGTACTTCAGGATTAGATGGTACCTCAGGTACAAGTGGCGAAGCTGGTACATCAGGAACATCAGGTGAATCTGGTACTTCAGGTACATCAGGTAATGGCACTTCAGGTACATCCGGTACTTCAGGCGAAGCCGGTACTTCAGGTACAAGCGGTGAATCAGGAACATCAGGTACAAGTGGAGAGGCTGGCACCTCAGGTACAAGCGGTGAAGATGGTACATCAGGTACCTCAGGTGAAGCCGGTACCTCAGGAACATCAGGTGAATCTGGTACTTCAGGTACATCTGGTATAGACGGAACTTCAGGTACATCAGGAAATGGTACATCAGGTACATCCGGTACTTCAGGTGAAGCTGGCACTTCAGGTACAAGTGGTGAAACTGGTACTTCTGGTACTTCAGGAGAAGCAGGAACATCAGGTACATCAGGTATAGATGGTACTTCAGGAACATCAGGTGTTGATGGTACCTCGGGTACAAGTGGTGAATCAGGAACATCTGGTACATCAGGTTCATCTGGTACTTCAGGAAATGGTACATCAGGTACTTCTGGTACTTCAGGCGAAGCCGGCACTTCAGGTACTTCAGGCGAATCAGGCACATCAGGAACCTCAGGCGAATCAGGTACTTCAGGTACTTCTGGTATCGATGGAACATCAGGTACATCTGGTGAATCTGGTACTTCAGGTACATCTGGTATAGACGGAACTTCAGGCACATCAGGTAATGGTACTTCAGGTACTTCTGGCACTTCAGGCGAATCAGGTACTTCAGGTACAAGCGGTGAAAATGGAACATCAGGTACATCAGGTATAGATGGTACTTCAGGTACATCAGGTATAGATGGTACCTCAGGAACATCAGGCGAATCCGGCACTTCAGGTACATCAGGTATAGATGGTACATCTGGTACTTCAGGTAATGGCACTTCTGGTACATCAGGAACTTCTGGCGAATCAGGCACATCAGGTACATCTGGTGAATCCGGTACATCAGGTACTTCAGGTATCGATGGCACTTCAGGTACTTCTGGTGTAGACGGTACCTCAGGTACAAGCGGTGAATCTGGTACTTCAGGTACTTCAGGTATAGACGGTACTTCAGGAACGTCAGGTTCATCAGGCACTTCAGGAAATGGCACATCAGGTACTAGTGGAACTTCAGGTATTGATGGTACTTCTGGTACATCAGGTAGTTCAGGCACATCAGGTACCTCAGGTATAGATGGTACATCAGGTACATCTGGTATAGACGGAACTTCAGGAACATCTGGTGAATCTGGTACTTCAGGAACATCTGGTGAATCTGGCACTTCAGGTACTTCAGGTGAATCAGGTACCTCAGGTACTTCTGGTATCGATGGAACATCAGGAACATCTGGTGAAAACGGTACTTCAGGTACAAGCGGTTCATCCGGCACTTCAGGTACATCAGGCGAAAACGGTACTTCAGGTACTTCAGGCATAGACGGCACTTCAGGAACTTCAGGTTCAAGTGGTTCATCAGGTACATCTGGAAATGGTACATCAGGTACTTCAGGAACTTCTGGTATAGATGGCACTTCAGGAACATCTGGTGAAGATGGCACATCAGGTACCTCAGGCACATCAGGTTCATCTGGTACTTCAGGCACATCAGGTATAGATGGTACTTCAGGTACAAGTGGTTCATCCGGTACATCCGGTATAGACGGTACTTCAGGTACTTCAGGAAACGGTACTTCAGGTACTTCAGGTACTTCAGGTATCGATGGTACTTCAGGTACTTCGGGTATTGATGGTACTTCTGGTACATCAGGTTTATCAGGCACTTCAGGAACTTCTGGTGTAGATGGTACTTCAGGTACAAGCGGTTCATCAGGTACATCAGGTACATCAGGTTCATCAGGTTCATCTGGTACTTCAGGAAACGGCACTTCAGGTACATCTGGTATTGACGGCACATCAGGTACCTCAGGAAGTTCAGGCACATCAGGTACCTCAGGATCAAGTGGTTCATCAGGTACCTCAGGTATAGACGGTACTTCAGGTACTTCAGGCATAGACGGCACTTCAGGAACTTCAGGTTCAAGTGGTTCATCAGGTACATCTGGAAATGGTACATCAGGTACTTCAGGAACTTCTGGTATAGATGGCACTTCAGGAACTTCAGGTTCAAGCGGTACTTCAGGTACATCAGGCTCATCAGGCACTTCAGGTATAGATGGAACTTCAGGAACATCAGGTTCAAGTGGTTCATCAGGTACATCAGGTACATCTGGATCGTCAGGTACCTCAGGAAATGGTACTTCTGGTACCTCTGGTATTGATGGTACATCTGGTACTTCGGGGTCATCAGGCACATCAGGTACCTCAGGATCAAGTGGTTCATCAGGTACCTCAGGTATAGACGGTACTTCAGGTACTTCAGGTTCATCAGGAACTAGCGGTACTTCAGGTTCATCTGGTACTTCAGGAAACGGTACTTCAGGTACATCTGGTATTAATGGAACATCTGGTACTTCAGGAACTTCAGGTTCAAGTGGTTCATCAGGTACATCAGGTGCAGATGGTTCATCGGGTACATCAGGTGATAGTGGATCTTCAGGAACATCTGGTTTATCAGGTGTGGATGGTGTTTCGGGTACATCTGGATCTTCAGGTTCATCTGGTACTTCAGGAAACGGTACTTCAGGCACTTCAGGCTCAAGTGGCTCATCAGGCACTTCAGGAATAGATGGAACTTCAGGTACTTCAGGTTCAAGTGGATCATCAGGTACATCAGGAATAGATGGTACATCCGGCACATCAGGAATAGATGGTACATCTGGTACATCAGGTTCATCAGGAACCTCAGGTAATGGTACTTCAGGAACTTCAGGTACTTCAGGTTCAAGTGGATCATCAGGTACCTCAGGAATAGATGGTACATCAGGCACATCAGGAGTAGATGGTACATCAGGTACTTCAGGTACAGCAGGCTCATCAGGTACAAGTGGAACTTCAGGTTCATCAGGTTCGTCTGGTACATCTGGAAACGGTACTTCAGGAACTTCAGGTATAGATGGTACATCAGGCACTTCTGGTTCATCTGGTACTTCAGGTACTTCAGGCTCAAGTGGCTCATCAGGCACTTCAGGAGTAGATGGCACTTCAGGTACTTCAGGCATAGACGGTACTTCAGGAACTTCAGGATCAAGTGGTTCATCAGGTACATCTGGAAATGGTACATCAGGTACATCAGGTATAGATGGTACATCAGGTACCTCAGGAAGTTCAGGCACATCAGGTACCTCAGGATCAAGTGGTTCATCAGGCACTTCAGGAGTAGATGGAACTTCAGGAACTTCAGGTTCAAGTGGATCATCAGGTACATCTGGTACTTCAGGTTCATCAGGTACTTCAGGAGATGGTACATCAGGCACTTCAGGCTCAAGTGGTACATCAGGCACTTCAGGCTCAAGCGGTACTTCAGGAACAGCAGGATCAAGCGGTACTTCAGGAACAGCAGGATCATCAGGTACTTCAGGTACAGCAGGAAGTTCAGGAACTAGTGGAACTTCAGGTTCATCTGGTACTTCAGGAAACGGTACTTCAGGTACTTCAGGTACTTCTGGTTCATCCGGTACATCTGGAACTTCGGGCTCATCAGGCTCATCAGGTACATCAGGCACATCTGGTGAAGATGGTACTTCAGGAACATCTGGAACTAGTGGATCATCTGGTACATCAGGTACTTCAGGCTCATCAGGTACTTCAGGAAACGGTACTTCAGGAACTTCTGGTTCATCAGGTACTTCAGGAACTTCTGGTTCATCTGGCACTTCAGGAACATCAGGTTCTTCAGGTACATCAGGTACAGCAGGCTCATCAGGAACATCAGGTACTTCGGGTTCAAGCGGTACATCTGGTACCTCTGGTTCGTCAGGTACTTCAGGAAATGGTACATCAGGTACTAGCGGAACTTCAGGTATCGATGGTACTTCAGGAACTTCAGGTTCTTCAGGTACTTCAGGTATAGACGGTACTTCTGGAACATCAGGTTCTTCAGGCGAATCAGGAACATCAGGTTCTTCAGGTTCAAGCGGTACTTCAGGTAGTTCTGGTATTAGTGGTGTAAATGGAGAGGATGGAACAGCCGGTACTTCAGGTACATCAGGTATAGGTACTTCAGGTACTTCAGGTTCATCAGGTACTTCAGGAACTTCAGGTTCATCAGGAACATCAGGTTCCGGTACTTCAGGAACAAGTGGTTCATCAGGCACATCTGGTACATCAGGTTCATCAGGAACATCAGGTAATGGTACTTCAGGAACATCAGGTTCATCAGGCTCATCAGGTACATCTGGATCATCAGGCTCAAGCGGTACTTCAGGTTCAGCCGGTTCATCAGGTACTTCAGGTACAGCAGGTTCTTCAGGTACATCTGGAACAGCCGGTTCATCAGGTACTTCAGGCTCATCAGGTACGTCAGGTACAGCTGGTAGTTCAGGTACTTCAGGAACATCAGGCTCAGCAGGTACTTCAGGAACATCAGGTTCAGCAGGTACAAGCGGAACGTCTGGCTCATCAGGTACGTCTGGAACAGCAGGTTCAAGCGGTACTTCAGGCACAGCGGGTTCTTCTGGAACTTCAGGATCTTCAGGCTCAAGTGGTACATCAGGTACTTCAGGTTCAGCCGGTACTTCAGGTACTTCAGGTTCAGCAGGTACAAGCGGAACATCTGGCTCATCAGGTACAAGCGGAACATCAGGCTCATCAGGTACAAGTGGAACAGCAGGCTCATCAGGAACTTCAGGTTCATCAGGTTCTAGCGGTACATCTGGATCATCAGGTTCAAGCGGTACTTCAGGAACTTCAGGTTCAGCAGGTACAAGCGGAACATCAGGTAGTTCAGGTAGTTCAGGTACTTCAGGCTCATCAGGTACGTCTGGAACAGCAGGTTCAAGCGGTACTAGCGGATCATCTGGTTCAAGCGGTACTAGCGGATCATCTGGTTCAAGTGGTACATCTGGATCTTCAGGTTCATCTGGTACTTCAGGAACCTCAGGTTCAGCAGGTACAAGTGGAACGTCTGGTTCATCAGGTACATCTGGAACAGCTGGTTCAAGCGGTACTTCAGGTAGCTCAGGTTCAAGCGGTACATCAGGATCTTCAGGCTCAAGTGGTACAAGTGGTTCATCTGGTTCATCAGGTACTAGCGGAACTTCAGGTTCAGCAGGTACAAGTGGAACATCAGGTAGTTCAGGTACGTCAGGAAGCTCTGGTTCATCAGGTACATCAGGATCTTCAGGTTCAAGCGGTACTTCAGGATCATCAGGCTCAAGTGGTACATCAGGTAGCTCAGGCTCATCAGGTACTTCAGGAACATCAGGTTCAGCAGGTACAAGTGGGACATCTGGTAGCTCAGGTACTTCAGGATCTTCGGGTTCATCAGGCACTTCAGGTAGCTCAGGTTCAAGCGGTACTTCAGGCAGCTCAGGCTCATCAGGTACATCTGGATCATCAGGCTCAAGCGGTACTTCAGGCTCAGCTGGTACTTCAGGAACATCAGGTTCATCAGGCTCATCAGGTACATCTGGATCATCAGGCTCAAGCGGTACTTCAGGAAGTTCAGGCTCATCAGGTACGTCAGGTACAGCTGGTAGTTCAGGTACTTCAGGATCTTCAGGCTCAAGCGGTACTAGTGGATCATCTGGTTCAAGCGGTACTAGTGGATCATCGGGTACGTCAGGAAGTTCAGGTTCAAGCGGTACTTCAGGTAGCTCAGGTTCATCAGGTACAAGCGGAACAAGTGGTTCATCAGGATCATCAGGTACATCAGGTAGCTCAGGCTCATCAGGTACAAGTGGATCATCAGGAACTTCAGGTTCATCAGGTAGTTCAGGTACTTCAGGAAGCTCTGGTTCATCAGGTACGTCAGGAAGCTCTGGTTCATCAGGTACATCAGGATCTTCGGGTTCAAGCGGTACTTCAGGTAGCTCAGGTTCATCAGGTACTTCAGGATCTTCAGGCTCATCAGGAACTTCAGGTTCAAGCGGTTCATCAGGTACTTCAGGAAGTTCTGGTTCAAGCGGTACTAGCGGATCATCAGGTACTTCAGGTTCAAGCGGTACTAGCGGATCATCAGGTACGTCAGGTTCATCAGGAAGTTCAGGAACGTCTGGTAGCTCAGGTACAAGTGGTACAGGATTTGATACTATCAGTAACCCAGCTAATAATAGAGTTATTACAGCAGTTACAGGCGATCCAAACTCAGGTGTAGCTCAAGCAAACTTAACGTTTGATGGTAATACATTAAAAATTGAAAAAGCTTACTTACAAGCCAATCAAGTAACGTTAACTAACAGTGCTACAACTACAATCCTAGATAGTGTTAATACTATTAATGTATCATTAGGTATTACCATTGAATACATCTTAATGGATATTGATGCTAATAATATGAGAGGTGGTACGTTTATGGCTATTACAAATAATTCTTCAACACGTATTACTGAAACCATGACACAAGACTTCGGAGATACTTCAAATGTAGAATTAACAGCTACTATAAGTGGAAATAATTTAAGACTTCAAGGTGTAAATAATGGTGCTAGTAATTATTATATAATTTACATAGCTAGAGAGTTAAGTTTCTAATAATAATTAAATACTTAATATAGGGTGCCCCATTAGGGGCACCTTTTTTAATATGTATAACCAACATTTGATAGTGAAAAATGGCAAACGAATTTAGAATCAAAAATGGACTTATAGTCACAGGATCAGCTTATACTTCAGAAAGTATGTTTGCTCCTAACCTTCCTACAGAAACCTCCCCTTCATATTTTTTAACATGGAGAACAACAGATGGTAGGTTTGAAGTAACACCTGCAACCGCTACAGCATTTACTTTAGGATGTTGGAATTATGATGGATATGCTACTACCCCTACAGCTGGAGAATTTACACTTAGAGGTAATGGCGCTAATAGATTAGACAGTAACCTTGCCAGTATATGGTTTCATGCAACTGATAATTTATCTGTTAATCAATCTTCAACTTTTAATACAATAGGTCCCAATACAGTTCTAACTTTTTATATTAATAATCAAGTTATTAAATATACAATTACAGGAGTAACTGTCAATACTACTACTAATGTTTACACTTTTGTTACATCCCATATATCAGGAGATAGTGGGGCATTTAATATAGGAGATGAATTGTGTTATGAGGTAACTATTTCTAGTTCAGGAGGTTCTTCCTCAGCTTCACAATGTCTTTCTGTACAAATGCACGACAATCCCAACACAGTATACAATACTAATGGAGATTCAATATTTAATAGAATAGTTGGTCAAAATGTATGGTCAAAACCTTACGGAACAGTTGATGCTAATATAGATTCAATCCTCTTAGCCCCTTCCGATCTAAATAATACAAATATAGTAAATTTTATAACAGGATATAGTGGAAAACTTAGATTAAATTATTCAAACCCAATATCAGGTACCAGTTCACTTACGATTTTTAATTATACTGGGTATAGTGCGGGTAATAATGGTGTTAATTTATTTGTTACTTATAGTAGTGGAAATTCTGGTTATACTATAGCAAATAATGAACAGTTTACTTTATGTAAAATATAACTAACATATTATTTTTTAATATGTATAACTAACATTTGGATAGTGAAAAATGGCAAACGAATTTAGAATAAAACATGGGCTTATAGTCACGGGATCTACTTATATCTCCGAAAGTGTATTTGCCCCCAATCTCCCAGAAGAAACTTCTCCTGATTATTATATTACTTGGAGACAATCCGATGGTAGATTTGAAATCTCTACAACATCACCAGCACAAGCTAGTACTATGGCTTGTTGGGACTATGGCTCTGGAACTACCTCCGGTGAATTTGAAACCAGCAATGGAGGGTTTGGTACTATTACCTCAAATATTTATCTTAATAACGTAGATAATCTAGGTAATAACCAGTACAATACACTATCTACTATAGGTAAAGGTTCTACTATTACAATGTATGCTGGAGCCCTTTCTACAACATTTACAGTTGACGGAGTAAAAGCCCCTGCATCAAACGCTAATAACTTATTTTGGGATTTTGAGGTAACTTATGTTTCTGGAGACCAATACTCAATACCATCAGGCGATGAAGCTTGTTTAGGAGTTTCAGGTGCGGTTGCTTCAGGAACCAGTACAGGTCAATGTGAAGAATTTGTTCAAGCCACAAACTTTTCAACAGCTGTTTCTAATTCAGGCCAAGCAGGATTTGATAGATTTATTAATGGATCTAACTATGTTCCTCCATTTGGTACTATTGACTTAAATGTAGTTGCCTTATTTACTAACGGTACTACTAATAATGGAAATAGTGCTAAAACTTTCTTTTCAACATTTAGTGTAAATGATGTATTAACTATTAATTTTGGCTCAAAAACTACATCATTTAATGTTACCTCTGTAGGATTTGGAAGTGGAGGAATTAATGCCTATATAGGACTACAATATACCTCAGGAGATTTAAATTATACTATTTCTTCTGGAAATACTTTTGATGTTTGTAAATCTACTAAATAAATATAACTAATATAAAATGTCACAACTTTATACACAAGGATATCCATTTGTATCAGCTAGTAGCTCTACCCCAGTTACTGGCTCTTATTGGGTAAATAATTCTACTTGGACTAGTACTACCGAAATACGTTTACATACAGTACCTTTCGATAGTTATGGTTCAGGTTCTGAAGGTGCCACTATTACGGGATCAGTAGATGTAAATCTTAATGAATTTTATACTGCTAACGGAGAAGGTACTATTTTATTTGCCAACTTTTCAGGATCAACTTGGTCTTGGAATACAACAAATGTTGTTGTTAATCAGGGGTATGCTAGGTATACAGTTCAAAATCTTTCAGGTCCAGGAGGTGAAGTCAGTCCAGGGGGTAGGGCAGTTCAATGGTATATAGAACCAGTAGGTAAAGCAGGTAGTTCAGGTACTTCTGGTAGTTCAGGCTCATCTGGTAGTTCAGGTAGCTCAGGTACTTCGGGTTCATCAGGCTCATCTGGTAGTTCAGGTACTTCAGGCTCATCTGGTAGTTCAGGTTCATCAGGAACCTCAGGTTCATCGGGTTCGTCAGGTTCATCAGGCAGTTCAGGTACATCTGGATCGTCTGGTTCTTCTGGTAGCTCAGGCCCAGAAGGTTTCCAAGCACAATGGAGACAAAATGGTACTAATACTAGTACTAACCCAGGTTCAGGTAATGTTAATATAAACAGTTTAGTTTCAACATCTATTACTTCTATTGCCGTAAATGACGAAGCAACTGAACCATCAGCTAATATAGCTTCTTTTTCTAATAATATCCAAATTGGTACCCTCCTTAAGTTAACTGAAGACGGTAAAGATATAACATTTGCCTTAGTACAAGTTACAGCAATTTCAGATCAAACTGGATATACACGTTACACAGTAACCAATCTAGGAGGTAATGGTACTTTTGGAACAGGTGAGTTTATTAACTTTGGATATGGTTTAGCAGGAAACGGTACCTCAGGTACATCTGGCTCATCAGGTTCATCCGGTTCTTCGGGATCATCAGGTACTTCAGGTAGCTCGGGCTCATCTGGCTCATCTGGTAGTTCAGGAACTTCAGGTTCAAGTGGTTCATCTGGTACTTCAGGTTCATCAGGTAGTTCAGGTACTTCTGGTTCATCAGGCAGTTCAGGTTCATCAGGCTCATCAGGAACTTCAGGCTCATCAGGCAGTTCAGGCTCATCAGGCACATCTGGTTCATCAGGCTCATCAGGAACTTCCGGTTCATCTGGTTCATCAGGCAGTTCAGGTACTTCAGGCAGTTCAGGTTCATCAGGTTCATCTGGTACATCAGGATCTTCAGGCCCAGAGGGATATCAAGTTCAATGGAGACAAAACGGTACTAATACTAGTACCAATCCCGGATCAGGCAATGTTAACATTAACAGTTTAACAACAACATCTATCACTTCAATTGCAGTGAACGATGAAGCCACTGAACCCGCAGCTAATATTGCCTCGTTCAACAATAGTATTAAAATAGGTACCCTCCTTAAATTAACCGAGGATGGAAAACCATCAGCATTCGCTTTAGTACAAGTTACAGCTATATCAGATCAAACAGGATATACACGCTATACAGTAACTAATTTAGGCGGCGCCGGTACATTTACATCAGGTGAGTTTATTAACTTTGGATACGGATTAGCTGGCACATCAGGTACAGCTGGTTCATCGGGTTCATCAGGTTCATCTGGTACATCCGGCTCATCAGGTAGCTCAGGCTCATCTGGCTCATCTGGTACTTCAGGCAGTTCAGGTTCATCTGGTTCATCAGGTACTTCAGGTTCATCTGGTTCTTCAGGTACCTCAGGTTCATCTGGTAGCTCAGGCTCATCAGGCACTTCAGGCAGTTCAGGTTCATCTGGCTCATCTGGTAGTTCAGGTACTTCGGGTTCATCTGGCTCGTCTGGTAGCTCAGGCTCATCAGGTAGTTCAGGCACCTCAGGTTCATCTGGCTCGTCTGGTAGCTCAGGTAGCTCAGGCCCAGAAGGATATCAAGCACAATGGAGACATAATGGAAGTAATACTAGTACTAACCCAGGTTCAGGTAATACTAACTTAAATAGTTTAACAACTACTTCTATTACTTCAATTGCAGTGAACGATGAAGCTACTAAACCAGCAGCTAACATTGCGGGATTCAGTAACTCAATTAAAATTGGTTCTTTAATCAAATTAACCCAAGATGGTGATCCTAGTAAATTCGCTTTAGTACAAGTTACAGCAATTTCTGACCAAACTGGATATACTCGTTATACAGTAACTAATTTAGGAGGAGCTGGAACGTTTGGCTCTGGTGAATTTATCAACTTTGGATATGGATTATCAGGAACTTCTGGTTCATCTGGTTCATCAGGCTCATCTGGTTCAAGTGGTACCTCAGGTAGTTCAGGTTCATCAGGTTCATCTGGCTCTTCAGGCACTTCAGGCTCATCAGGCAGTTCAGGCTCATCAGGTTCAAGTGGTACATCAGGTTCATCTGGATCATCAGGTTCATCAGGTTCATCAGGTACTTCAGGTAGTTCAGGCTCATCAGGCTCATCTGGTAGCTCAGGTACTTCAGGTGTTATTAATGTAACTAATTCTGGTAATAATCGAATCTTAACAGACATTGATGGTTCTAGCGCTAATGCTGAAGCTAACTTAAGATTTAATGGTAGTCATTTAAGTATAACGGGTAGTTTAAGTATAACAAGTGATGTTACTTTAGGTAACGCTTCTACAGATACTATTAATGCAGTTGGTGTATTTAGTAGTGATATCTTAGCTGAAACTCAAGGTTTATATCTTGGTGATTCTACAAATAGATGGGAAATTATTGCTAACGGTATTAATGCTACATTAGGAACAGGTACTGACAACTCAGTAGTAGTTAAAACCTCAACTAACGCACTCGTAACAGACGAAATTGATTCTCGTGTTTGGGGTTCAAGCTTAGTAGACGGTTCGGGTGTTGCTTCTTATGTAACATATTGGTCAGATGCTAATACAGTTACAGGTGAAAGCGTATTTACATACAATGCAAGTACTAATGTATTAACAGTCCAAAACATTACCTTCTCAGGCGAAATTAATGGAGGTGGATCTGGTAACCTTTCAGAAATTGATCAGATCAATGCTAACACAATTAACGCTGGAGAAAAGAACTTCGATATTCCTCACCCAACAAAAGAAGGATGGAGATTACGTTACTCTTCTTTAGAAGGACCAGAAAGAGGTGTTTATGTTCGTGGTAGAGTAACCGGGGAAAGCGTTATTGAACTCCCAGATTACTGGAGTGGGTTAATATACGAAGACAGCATTACAGTCCAGTTAACTCCCGTAGGAAAACCATGCACTCACTATGTAGATAGTGTAAGTTTCTCACAAATTACTATTGGATGTGAATGTGGAGAAGTAGATGCTTTCTATATTGTACATGCAGAAAGAAAAGCAGAAGAACCAGTATTAGTTGAATACCAGGTAATAAAATAATATATTTATAACAAATAAAATAGGATGGCTAAAAACGTTCAAATAGTACCAGCTTCAGGTAGTTTAGATTTCCAAGATAGTGGGGTAACTCAAATTTCAATGGAAATTGATCCATCTAATGGAAAACTTATTACTAAAGCAGGAAATACTACAATCTTAGAAGTAAGCGACGGTTTAGTTAACGTAGGAAACTCATCAAAATTAGTACTTCCAGTAGTATCAGGTACCCCTCCGGGTGCCTCTACAGGTGACCTTTGGTTTGACTCTTCAGCAGGTAAATTATCAGTATATGGTAATAGCGGAGTAGAAGCTGGAGGTGGTGTTCAAGGTCCTATTGGACCTCAAGGTGCTATTGGCCCACAAGGTCCAATCGGTCCTAAAGGAAATACCGGATCACAAGGTCCAATCGGTCCTAAAGGTAATACTGGAGCACAAGGTCCTATAGGAGATATAGGCCCACAAGGTCCAGACGGAGCTCAAGGTCCAATTGGTAATATTGGTCCATTAGGTCCTCAAGGTCCAATCGGTCCTCAAGGTGCTATAGGCCCACAGGGTCCTATTGGTAATATTGGTCCGATTGGTCCTGTAGGTGATAAAGGTGATATTGGCCCTATCGGTCCTATTGGTCCACAAGGTCCACAAGGTCCTAAAGGAAATATTGGCCCATTAGGCCCTAAAGGAAACACAGGAGTACAAGGCCCTATTGGTAATATAGGCCCACAAGGTCCAGACGGAGCTCAAGGTCCTATTGGTAATATAGGCCCATTAGGTCCACAGGGACCTATTGGTGCTATAGGTCCACAAGGTCCTCAAGGTCCAATTGGTCTTATTGGTCCTATTGGTCCTGTAGGTGATAAGGGTGCTATTGGTCCCCAAGGTCCAATTGGTCCACAAGGTCCTATTGGTAATATTGGTAACATTGGTCCAATCGGTCCTAAAGGAAACACAGGAGCTCAAGGTCCTATTGGTAACATCGGTCCACAAGGTCCTATTGGTAATATTGGTAATATCGGACCTATTGGTCCTAAAGGTAATACTGGAGCACAAGGTCCTATTGGTAATATTGGCCCACAAGGTCCACAAGGTCCTATTGGTAATATCGGCCCTATTGGTCCTAAAGGAAATACAGGTGCTCAAGGCCCTATCGGTAACATCGGCCCACAAGGTCCAGATGGAGCTCAGGGTCCTATCGGTAATATTGGTCCGTTAGGTCCTCAAGGCCCTATTGGTGCTATTGGCCCACAAGGTCCTCAAGGTCCTATTGGTAATATAGGTCCAATCGGTCCTGTAGGTGATAAGGGTGCTACTGGTCCAATTGGACCTATTGGTCCACAAGGCCCAATCGGCCCCAAAGGAAATATTGGTCCATTAGGACCTAAAGGAAACACAGGAGCCCAAGGTCCTATTGGTAACATCGGCCCACAAGGTCCTATCGGTCCTAAAGGAAATATCGGTCCTATTGGTCCTAAAGGAAATACTGGAGCTCAAGGTCCGATTGGTCCACAAGGTCCTATTGGTGCTATTGGCCCTAAAGGAAATATTGGTCCATTAGGACCTAAAGGTAATACTGGAGCTCAAGGTCCTATTGGTAACATAGGCCCTATTGGTCCTAAAGGACCAGATGGTCCTATTGGTAATATTGGCCCCAAAGGTCCAGCAGGTTCATCTCCTATTGGCCCACAAGGTCCAATCGGCCCTAAAGGTACAGCAGGTACTTCTCCAATTGGTCCACAAGGTCCAATCGGTCCTAAAGGTACTGCTGGATCATCCCCTATTGGTCCACAAGGCCCAATCGGTCCTAAAGGTACAGCAGGTAGTTCACCTATTGGACCTATAGGTCCTCAAGGTCCTATTGGTCCAGGTGGTTCTTCACCAATTGGTCCACAAGGTCCAATCGGCCCACAAGGTCCTGGAGGTACCTCACCAATTGGCCCAATCGGTCCACAAGGTCCAATTGGTCCTAGTGGTTCATCTCCTATTGGTCCTAGAGGCCCTATTGGTCCTAAAGGCCCAGCAGGTAGTTCACCTATCGGTCCTATCGGTCCGCAAGGTCCTATCGGTCCTGCAGGTTCATCTCCTATCGGTCCAATTGGTCCACAAGGCCCTATTGGTCCTGCAGGTTCATCTCCTATCGGTCCAATCGGCCCACAAGGTCCTATTGGTCCTGGAGGTTCATCTCCTATTGGTCCTAGAGGTCCTATCGGTCCTAAAGGTCCTGCAGGTTCATCTCCTATCGGTCCACAAGGTCCTATAGGTCCTAAAGGTACAGCAGGTAGTTCTCCAATTGGTCCACAAGGTCCAATCGGTCCTAAAGGTACAGCAGGTAGTTCAACTATTGGTCCTATTGGTCCTCAAGGTAACATTGGTCCTGCAGGTGCAGCTGGTCCTCAAGGTGCACAAGGTGCTATTGGTCCACAAGGTCCTAGAGGTCCTATTGGTGCTATTGGCCCTAAAGGTCCTATTGGTAATATTGGACCTAAAGGTAGTATTGGCCCTAAAGGTACTAATGCCCCATCAGGCATTTCTACAACAGTAGGAGATGGTCCACAATTAGTATTTGTCAATGGCGTACTAACTACAGTAAACTAAGATATGGCTAAAAACATACAAATAATCCCCCTTTCAGGGAGTATTGAGTTCCAGGATACTTTAGACAGTAATAATAACATTAAATATGTTTATGATACTGGTAGAGTAACAGTTTCTGTAGGAGGGGTAGAAGTTATGTCATATACCTCAGGGTCAAGTAGTACTACTAATATAGCCAATGGATCTAGATTTGCTATCCCTGTAAGAACTTCAACAGATCAAGACCCACAAGGAACTATTTCATTTGATACAACAAATAATGCTTTAGATGTATCCCCAGCTGAAGGTGTGGCTCCAGTTTCATTACAGGGACCACAAGGTCCTAAAGGAGTACAAGGTCCTCATGGAACACAAGGTCCTAGAGGTACAGCTGATGGTGATCAAGGCCCTCAAGGTCCAAGAGGTACTGTAGATGGGGATCAAGGCCCAATTGGTGCTATAGGTCCACAAGGAATTAAAGGTAGAACCGGTATCAAAGGTCCAATTGGACCTAAAGGTACTACACCTGGTATTCAAGGCCCTAAAGGAGTTCAAGGTCCACATGGTTTACAAGGTCCAATCGGTGTTATAGGCCCTAAAGGAATTGCTGGTAACGATGGAGGACAAGAACCATGGGATTCAGGAACATCATATCAAGTAGGTGATGTAGTATTCTATGCTGATACCGATGCTAGATACGCTTGTAAATTAGCTAACTCTAATCAAGTCCCTACTAATACAACTTACTGGAATCGTTTAACAGGTGAAAAAGGTCCAATTGGTCCTCACGGTACACAAGGTCCTATTGGTCCTGGTGGAGACATTGGCCCCCGCGGTACCGAAACCGGAGACCAAGGTCCTATTGGTCCAATCGGACCACACGGAATTAAAGGTAGAACAGGCTCCCAAGGTCCAATTGGTCCTAAAGGTACTACTCCTGGCATTAAAGGTCCAATTGGTCCAAGAGGTCCACAAGGTCCTAGAGGTGCTATAGGCCCTATAGGCCCTAAAGGTATTTCTGCTTTAAACGATGGTCAAGAACCATGGGATAACGGAACATCATACCAGGTAGGTACTGTAGTATTTTATGACCAAACCGAAGCTATGTACGTTTGTATTGTAGCTAATAGTAATGTAGTTCCTACAAATGGTACTTACTGGACAAGATTAACAGGTGAAAAAGGCCCAATTGGTCCTCATGGTCCACAAGGTCCTATTGGTAATATTGGAACCATTGGTCCTCGTGGTACTGCTGCGGGTGATCAAGGCCCTATTGGTCCTATTGGTCCTCACGGCCCAAAAGGTCCTATTGGTAATATTGGAACCATTGGTCCCCGCGGTACAGCCACAGGTGATCAAGGCCCTATTGGTAATATTGGACCTCACGGTCCAAGAGGTCCTATTGGTAATATTGGAGTTATTGGCCCTCGCGGTACCGAAACCGGAGACCAAGGTCCTATTGGTCCAATCGGACCACACGGAATTAAAGGTAGAACAGGTTCTCAAGGCCCTATCGGCCCTAAAGGAACAACCCCAGGTATTAAAGGTAATATAGGTCCTAGAGGTCCTAGAGGTCCTATTGGTGCTATTGGAGCCATTGGTCCTAAAGGTATTTCTGCTTTAAACGATGGTCAAGAACCATGGGATAACGTTACTTCTTACCAGGTAGGTACTGTAGTATTTTATGACCAAACCGAAGCTATATATGTTTGTATTGTAGCTAATAGTAATGTAGTTCCTACTAACACGTCATATTGGACAAGATTAACAGGTGAAAAAGGTGCAATAGGCCCTAGAGGTGCAATTGGTGCAATTGGTCCTATTGGTGCAATTGGTCCTCGTGGTACGGCTGCGGGTGATCAAGGTCCTATTGGTGCAATAGGCCCAAGAGGTCCTATAGGCGCTATTGGCCCTATTGGAGCTATTGGTCCTAGAGGCACAGCTACAGGCGATCAAGGTCCTATTGGAACACACGGTCCAAGAGGTAACATAGGCCCAATTGGCCCAGGAGGTGCTATTGGTCCTAGAGGCACAGCTACAGGTGATCAAGGCCCAATTGGTGCTATAGGTCCTAGAGGCCCACTTGGTCCTGATGGTAGAGGAGGTAGTATTGGTCCTATCGGTCCTAGAGGTGCGGATGCCCCTATTGGTGCAAGAGGCCCTATTGGTCCTAGAGGTCCTAGAGGTGACGATGCAGGAATTGGTGCAAGAGGTCCTATTGGTCCTAGAGGACCTAATGGTGATAATGCAGGAATTGGTGCTAGAGGTCCTATTGGTCCTAGAGGTCCACAAGGTGATAACGCCCCTATCGGTGCTATTGGTCCTAGAGGTCCACAAGGTCCTAGAGGTACAGACGCAGGAATTGGTGCTAGAGGTCCTATTGGTCCTAGAGGTCCTAGAGGAGCTACAGCCCCTATTGGAGCAATTGGTCCAAGAGGTCCAATTGGAGGTAGAGGTGAAGACGCAACACAAGGTGCAATTGGCCCACAAGGTCCAATCGGTCCTAGAGGTGCAGATGCAGGTATAGGCGCTATTGGTCCAAGAGGTCCACAAGGTCCTAGAGGTAATAACGCAGGTATTGGTGCTATAGGTCCTAGAGGCCCACAAGGTCCTAGAGGTAACAACGCAGGTATTGGTGCTATTGGCCCTAGAGGTCCACAAGGCCCCAGAGGTACTGACGCAGCACAAGGTGCAATTGGCCCACAAGGTCCAATCGGTCCTAGAGGTACAGATGCAGGAATTGGTGCAAGAGGTCCTATTGGTCCTAGAGGACCTAATGGTGATAATGCAGGAATTGGTGCTAGAGGTCCTATTGGTCCTAGAGGTCCACAAGGTGATAATGCACCAGCAGCTCCAATCGGCCCACAAGGTAATATTGGAGAACAAGGTGCAGGTTCACAAAATGCTACGGATCAAGGTAACTGGAATTCTGGATTAGACTATTTCTTTGCTGATGTAGTATTTTATGGAGTTGATGGTAAATACTATATAGTATATACTCAAGAAGGACCTCCTCCAGGTACTACTCCTACTGATACTTCATTCTGGAGTTTATATACCTTAGGTCAGGGTATCCAAGGTCCTAGAGGTCCAATTGGACCACAAGGTCCAATAGGTCCAATCGGTCCACAAGGTGCTATTGGTCCAAGAGGTCCACAAGGTTCAAGAGGTCCTGCCGGATCATATCAAACAGGTGGTATATCTACATCAATTCAATTACCGTGGGCCGCTGAAGCTACAGTAGGATTTAGCTCTGGATTTTTAACATCTTATTCAACTAGATAATAAAAAAATAAAAAGGTTTTTTAATGAAAATAGTTTTATATACAGGATATCAATCCACACATTGGAATCCCGATACACAATATAAAATAGGCTTAGGTGGTACAGAACAATGCGTTCTGTACCTCGCCTATCATTTAGCAGCATACCCAGGAAATGAAGTATGGGTAGTAGGAGATGTTATAGACGGAGATTTTGATAAAGTAAAATATAGATCCCTAGAAAACTTTAAAAAAGAAGTACAATCAGTAGATACTATTATTGCTACTTCTTATATCCACTATTTACTCGAATTTGAAGATATAGAATATAAAAATTCAATATTCTGGGCCCATAACACTGATTACTTTACATATTGGAGGGGAGAAGAAATAGAAAATCATAGAGAATTACTATTACATCCTAAACTTGATCATATAATTTGTTTAACCTATTGGCATAAAGACAAATTTGCTGAACAATTCCCAGAAGCTTTAGATAAAATTCAAGTTATAGGCAATGGTATTTATAAAGATGCTTTTGTAAACGTATGGCCCAAACCTAAAAAAGTAAATGGAAAATTACTCCCAGGTGATCCTCTACACAATATTAAAATCCAAAATAGATACATTTATAGTTCTCATGCTGAACGAGGTTTAGGTCGCTTATTAGAAGAATGGCCTTCTATTTTAGAAAACACCCCAGATGCTACTTTAAAAGTAGCAACCCCAGCATACGGTTTAGAATATTTTAATCTTTATTTTAAAGATTGGGTAGATAGCTTGGAAGGAGTTGAATTTGTTGGTACATTATCCCAATCTGAACTATACAATTTAATGGCTGTTAGTCAATATTGGTATTACCCTTCGGAATATGAAGAAACTTTTTGTATAACAGCATTAGAAATGTTAGGACATAAAGTTCAACCTATAACTTGGGAATGGGGAGGATTAAAAGAAACTTTACAAGGTTTTAATACTAAAAATATTTATGAAAGTATAAATTGGAATTTAGTTAAATCTTATTTATATTATAAGGACTGGAAAGTTGTTGTAAGAGATCATTGGTTACCATTAATAACAAGGTTAAATATGAAAATAGATTATTTTTACGTTTTAAGTATAAATGAAACAGAAGAACTACGAGAAAAATGTGCAAACATTGACCTCCCAGAACCAACTCCTTACTGGATTAAACCTGGTTTTGATGCTCGTAGTCCTTTATTTCCTGAAGTCTTAAAGAAATTTGGAGTAAATAAACACCCAAGATGGATTCTTGATACCCCTAATGAATGGTGGGCACGTGATGTAATGGATGGGGAAGTTGGTTGTTCTCTTTCTCACGTTGATGCTTGGGTAGATGCATATGCTAAAGATCACGATGTAGCTATTATTTTTGAAGATGATTTTGATCAAGTATCTCAAGTACCTTGGGATCAAGTGCAACAATTATTAGATATGGAGTACGATTTAATTTATTTAGGTCGTAACGCTTTAAAACCCGAACTTGAAAAACAAATCCCAGGCATAGTAGGGTGGGTTGAACCCGATTATTCATATAATGCTCACGCTTATATTCTTTCAAAACGAGGAATTCAAATCCTTGTAGAAGAATATTTAGAGCAATTTAAAAATGAAATTTTTGCTATGGATGAATTTTTACCTATTACATATGGTATGACTCATCGTCAAGAAATTCTAAGTGAATATAATGGTAAAACACGTTTAAAAGCTGCTGCTCCTGTTGTTAATTATTTTGAACAAAAAGAAAGTCCTGGTTTAACTTTTTATGTTAGACCTGATGAAAACTTACCTGAGATTAAACAATCACAAGATTGGAATTCTTGGTGTGATAAGTATATTAATCCTCATATTAGAAAAGGTCAATACCGTTTAATGGTAGATGAAATTGCTCCTAACGTAATTGAATTCCCATTATTTACTAAAAAATTCTGTAAAGAAATTATTGAATTAGCTGAAAAAAGTGAATGGGTAACTGATAGACATGCTTTTTATCCTACAACTGACCAAACAATGGAAAGTTTAGGTATGCAAGATATTTACCAAAAAGTATTAGAAGAATTTGTATACCCAGTTTGGATTTGGTTTTGGGAATTACAAGGTGATACTTGGAAAACTTTAGGCAGTGAAAACTTTATTGCTAAGTACGATACTTTAAATCAGGGTAGTTTAGACTTGCATCACGACGATTCTGTTATTACATTAAATCTAAGATTAAATGATGAATTTAAAGGTGGAGGTACCTATTTACCCAAATATCAAAAAACAGTACAACCACGTAAAGTAGGTAATGTAATGGCTCATCCTGGAGTAGTTACTCATTTACATGGTGGTCGTCCTGTTGAAAAAGGAACAAGATATATTTTAGTAACTTTTACACGTAAATAAATGGATACATGCTATACATTTCCCCTAGATTGGGATAAACAAGTAAATCAAACCAACTATTATTGGTTTGCTGAGGGATTTACTCCTCAAGAATTAGTTGAAGTAGAAAAACTTACTACTAGTTTAAATTTTCAACAAGGTATTACTGAAAAAGGTAGCCAAGATCAAGGTGAAGGTTTAGAATCTCGTAACTCAATGATTAAATGGGTTCCTTTTAGTGAAGAAACTAAATGGATTTATGATAAAATTGGGGACTTAGCTATGGAAGCTAATGACGAGATGTTTAAATTTGACCTAAGTCATATGCCTGAAAACATCCAATACACAGAATATTATGCTACAAACCAAGGTCATTACGATTGGCATATGGATATTGGAGCTGAAGGATTTATGAAATTCCGTAAAATCTCAGTTACAGTACAATTATCAGGTCCTGATGAATACGATGGAGGTGATTTACAACTTTGGCAGGGTGGTCAATACCCAACAACAGCCCCTCGTGGTAAAGGTAATGTTGTAATTTTCCCATCATTTATGATGCATAGAGTTACTCCTGTAACTCGTGGTACACGTAAATCATTTGTACTTTGGTTAGGAGGAGGTCATTATAGATAATGAAGATAGCTATTTGTATTAGTGGTCAACCCCGTAATTACGAACAAGGTTATTACGAGTTAAAAAAATGGTTTCTTGACAAGTATGATTGCGATATTTACATTCATACTTGGAAAGATTCTGTTATGGAGGCGGGTCACAAATATGTTAAAGAAAGAACATACGAATTTACAGATAAAGACTATGATCGCATAATTGATCTATATAAACCCAAAACTTGGCACTTTCAAAAACCCATCCCATTTGATGAAACTAATATTAAAGGTCCTCATATTGGGTATAAATTAAATAGTACTTTAAGTGCATCTTATTCAATACATGCTTGTTATAAATTAGTAAAAGACTGGGGAATCGATTACGATCTTGTTATTAGAACTAGATTTGATTTAGAATTCACAAATTATATCTCCCCAGAATGTTTATTTTTAAAAGATTTATCTTTACTAGACCCTAATAAATTAAATGTATTTGAATACCCTAAAACAGAAGAAGGATACCCAACAAGACTATCAGAAGTTGACGATTTATTTGCCGTAAGTTCGCCAGAAATAGCCAATATTTACGCCGACTATTTTAGTTACGTGATATCCTATATCTACATGAACCCCGATTATATTTCGTGGTTAGATGAACACATTTCAGAGAATGCTGATCCCATCTATCCTGAAAGTTTATTAAAATATCATTTAGTAACTAATGGAGTAGAAATAAACCCTGTCAATAGTTTAACAGAACATTTTACAGCTAACATATTACGATGAAAATAGCAATATTAGTTAGTGGTCAACCACGTCGATATAGAAATGGGTTCTATGAACTAAAAAAATGGTTTATGGACCGTTATGACTGTGATGTATATTTACACGCTTGGGATGCTCCTCAATTTCACAAATATAATTTTTTTGATGGGGGTAATCTCCAACACGTTTATGAAAACGATAACAGTACCTATGATAATTTAGTCGAATGGTATAAACCCAAAAATTATCTATTTGAACCAGCTATTCAATTTGATGGTGCTGACTTAAAAGGTCCTAATAATCAACGTTTAAATTCACAAATGGGTATGTGGATGTCTTTAAAACGCGCTTGGGATTTAATGGAAGAATCAGGCATTAAATATGATTTAGTTATCAAAACTAGATACGATCTATTATTTACTCATAGAGTAGCTAATAATTGTCCTTTATTAGAAGACGTTACCAAATACGATCCAAATTTTATTCATTACTTTGAATACCCCCCACATTGGAAAATGGCAGATCAACTAAATGATACATTTGCTTTAGGTGGATATGATTTAATGAAAATTTACTGTAACGTGTTTACCCACATGCTACGTATTATATTTGTAGATCCTGAATACTACCAGTTTTATACAGATATGTTTATTAATGAAACACTAATTGCTCAACATTTAAGAAATAATAATGTTCCTCTTAAACCTATTTGGCACGGATTCAACGGAACTCGTGGTATAGATGGTGGTTGTGAAATAATGAGATAATATGAAAGAAACAAAAGTTTTTGCTCACGGTGCTTACATAGGCACTACAGGTTATGCTAATCATACCCGTGATTTTTTTAGACATTTATCTAAATTAACTCCTATAAAAGTTAGGAATTATACTGTAGGTAAAACTTGGGAAGGTCAAAAAGATGAACCCCATAATAAAGAACCTTATATTAATATTGTAGATAAAAATTTGTTAGTAGAACAGACTTTAACTGTAGCTGATAATAAAAGAGAAGATTTTCCTATATATACTAAATATCAAAATGAATTCGATCATGATGTTAATTTAGTATTAATGGAAACTAACCATCATTATTTTTATGATTATTATAAAGGTCCTAAAATTGCTTATAATGTATGGGAATCAACCCTCCAACCAGAACAATTTTTTAACCGATTAAAAACATTTGATCAAATTTGGGTACCATCAAAATGGCAAGCTGAGTGTACTATTAATCAAGGTATACCTGCTGAAAAAGTTAAAGTAGTACCTGAGGGAGTAGATATACATACTTTCTATCCAGAAGACCCCCAAACCACTTTAGATTATGTAGATGGTAGATTTAAATTTATTTTATTCGGTAGATGGGAATATAGGAAATCTACTCAAGAAATTATTGAAACCTTCCTTAAAACTTTTACTCCCGATGAACCTGTAGATTTAATACTATCAGCTGATAACCCTTATGCTATTGACGGTTTAGAATCAACTGAAAATCGTTTAAAACATTTTGGTTTAGAAGACCCACGTATTAAAATTAAACATTTTCCTTCACGTGAGGATTACATTACATATATTAAAAATGGTCATGTATTTTTGTCTTGTGCTCGTAGTGAAGGGTGGAATTTACCCCTTATTGAAGCAATGGCATGTGGAACCCCTTCTATATACTCAAATTGTTCAGGTCAACTTGAATTTGCTCAAAACAGAGGGCTACCAGTAAAAATTAAAGAAGAAAAACTAAATCCTGATAATGTAGGTAATTATTACGAACCTGATTTTGAAGATTTAGCTCGTGTAATGCGTGATGCTTTTGAAAATTACACAGACCATAAAAAACGTGCTTTAGAAGAGGCAAAATTAATCCATCGTGACTTTAATTGGGATAATGTAGCTAAAATTGGACATGATACTTTACAAGATTTTGTAGATAATTACCAAGAATCAGAAGACGATAATATTATTAGTGTTAATTATATTAGAAAACCTAAAGTAGAAATTCTAGGAGATAAATCTGCTGAATATGAAGTAGAATTTATCAATGGTGATACTAATGAAGTTATCCACAAGCAAGTTATTAATAACAATATGTGGACTCAGTGTAATAAAGAATATTATATTCCATGGGTAATAAAAGTAAACGGGGAAGAAGTTTCTCGTTTAAATCTAGAAGGACAACGTGTATTAATTTCATTAGACTCTAAATCTATAGGTGATACTATTGGTTGGGTACCCTACACAGTTGAATTTGCTAAAAAACACAAATGTAAAGTAGTTCTATCAACCTTCCATAACCATTGGTTTAAAAACCTCCCAGAATATAAAGATATAGAATGGATGGAACCTGGAAATTCTACAGGATGTGTTGCTCATTATAAAATAGGATGGTTTAGAGATGAAAATGGTGGATGGAAAAATTTTGATGCTCATCCTCGTCAATGTAATACTATCCCTATGCAGGCTACTGCTACTGATATATTAGGGTTAGAATATAAAGAATTAAACTATGGGTTAGATTTTCCTAAAGGTCAAAGACCTATTAAAGGAAAATATGCTGTAATAGGACCTAATGCTACCGCAGGATGTAAAGAATGGAATTATAATCATTGGGTAGTATTATCTAAATTATTAAATCAAGCAGGTTATACTGTAATATCCTTAACTAAAGATGAATTTAAAATTAATGGTGTTATAAATCATTGGGGTCAATCTATGGATTTTGTAGCCAATTATTTATACCATGCTGATTTATTTATAGGTTTAGGTTCTGGATTATCATGGTTTAATTGGGCGCTAGGAAAACATACAATCATGATTAATGGATTTAGTGAAAAAAATCATGAATTTACTTCTAAAATTACTAGGGTTTATAATGAAAATGTATGTTTTCCATGTTGGACTAACCCAAATTTTGCATTTGATGCTGGTGATTGGAATTGGTGCCCTATTTGGAAAGGAACAGATAAACAACATATTTGTCAAAAATCAATAACCCCCCATCAAGTATTTCAAGTAATTAAAAGACGTATAAAAAAATGAACCGAGTTAGTATTATCAACTTAATCCAAGAAAAATATAATTTTTCAAATTATTTAGAAATAGGAGTAAGACGTACTGAAGACTGTTTTGACCATGTAAAATGTTCTACCAAACACTCTGTGGACCCAGGATTCGAAAACCCAAATAATCCCGCAACCTACCCTTTTACTTCAGATGAATTTTTCCTAAAATTAAAATCTAACCAATTAGATCTTCCTTTAGATTATAAATGGGATATAATTTTTATTGACGGGTTACATTTAGCTCCTCAAGTAGAAAAAGACATTTTAAATTCATTAGAACATTTATCTGAAAACGGTATTATAGTATTACATGACTGTAATCCTTTTTTATATGAAAGCAATTATACAAGATTAATTGAGGACTATTGGAATCAAGCTTGGAATGGTACTGTATGGAAACCTATTTACAAATTAAGAACATCAAGACCGGACTTAAGTGTTTGTACTGTTAATGTTGATGAAGGAGTAGGATTAATTAAAAGAGGTTCTCAAGAATTAATTCCTTTTAACAATCCATATTTTGAATATAAAGTATTTCAAAAAGAAGTAAAAACAGCTTTAAATACAATTGATTATTCTCAAATTAATGATTGGTTAAATTCTGAAGTTAATATATAATGAAAAAGTTAGCTTTAATTAATACTTATTGTAATAATTGGGAAAGGTTAAATTTATTACATAATAATATTCTTAAACTAAAAGAATTAAACATAGATTCATTAGTTTACAGCCCACTTCCTCTTCCTAAAGAAATTACAGAAATAGCTGATTATACCATTACCACTAAGGAAAACCCAGTACTATACATGCCTGAAAGAGGCATGAATCAATGGAGAGTTTTATATAATTCTAAAGTAAAAACCACTACAATCTCACCTGACTACGGGTGGGCTAGTGTCTACCAATATAAAAAATTAATTGAATTTGCTTCTACATTAGATTACGATCATTATTTTCCTTTTATATACGATTTAGAATTTGATTCCGAAATTATTAATACTTTTCAAAATCCTCACCCTAAACTATTTTTTCCATCACCTAAATCTCAAGTTTCAAAAGTAGGAAATAATTTTTTATCTATTTCAAAAGAAAATGCTTTAAAAACTTTACCTTTATTTGATAAAGAAATTTATAAAAAAGTTTGTACTATGACTATAGCTGAAAAGTTTATGGAACATATATGCGAACACATATCAGGTGAAATTTCAGAACATCTTACAACTGATAAAATTCACGAAATTAATAATGTTTGGGATTTTATCCCAGAAACACCTGAAATTAATTTATTTATTAACAATAAAGATGAATTTAAGTTTTATTTTTATAATATAAAAGATCAAAATCAAGAAATAGAACTTCTAATAAATGGTCAAAAATTTAATTATTTGATAGAACACCACGAAGAATATTTTACACCTGAAGTTGGTTTAGAAGAATCTAATATTGTACTTATTAAGTATAAAAACCAAACTTTTAATATTTCAAAATATTTTCAACCTGAGTACAAATACCAACATTATACAGAACTTTTATAATATTTATCATCATGGAAAAAATGTTTTTAACAGAAGACGAAAAAAAACAATTAATAGATCTTCAAACTAAAGAAACAGAAATTTTAAACAAAATAGGAGAACTAGAAGTAAACTTAAAATTACTAACTTCTCAAAAAGAAACTAAAATTCAAGAAGCTACTAAACTTAACGAGCAAAAAACTAAAATAGCTCAACAATTGCAAGATAAGTATGGTGAAGGTTCTATCAATTTAGAGACGGGAGAGTTTACAAAGATAAGTTGATTTTTGAATTCTCTTCTAATATTTATAACAAAACATAACCTTATAGGCAATGGCAGAAACATTAATCTCACCTGGTGTATTAGCAAGAGAAAACGACCAGTCATTTATCACGCAGCAACCCGTAACAGTGGGCGCTGCTATCGTAGGTCCTACAGTTAAAGGTCCTGTAGAAATCCCTACGTTAGTAACTTCATATTCAGATTACCAAAATCGTTTTGGAACTACTTTTACAAGCGCAAGTGAGAATTTTACATTTCTTACTTCAATTTCAGCTTATAATTATTTCCAAAATGGTGGTGAAACTTTACTAGTAACAAGAGTAGTATCTGGTTCCTCAGATTGGGATTATGCTAGTGCTAAGATATATACTTCAGCAAGTATTTCTGAATCATTTGCAGCTTCTAACGCGGCACTCCTTACAGCATCCTTTACTTTAGAAGTTATTGACAAAGGTAAATTGTTTAACAACTCAGGTTCAGCAGGTTCTCTTATAACAAATGGCTCAGGGTCATTAATTTCAGGATCTAACGAAAATATTAGATGGGAAATTCAAAATCCTTCTAAAACTAATGGTACTTTTGATTTATTAATTAGAAGAGGTGACGATAATTACAATAATAAAATTGTTTTAGAAACTTGGACTGGGTTATCTTTAGACCCAAAACAAGATAATTATATCTCTAAAGTAATTGGTGATCAATATTATAATTACGTAGCAAGTGAAAATTACATTGCTATTACGGGTTCATACAGAAATGCATCTCGTTACGTAAGAATAGCATCTGTAACTTCTAAAACTCCAAATTACTTCGATAACGCAGGTAATGCTAAAAATGAGTATACGGGGTCAATTCCATTAGCAGGCAGTGGCTCAGTTAGTGGTGCTAATACTACAGGTTATATAGGTGGTACCTTTACGGGTGGTACTGGTAGTGTAATCTCTGAGGAGGGTGCTAACAATATGTACAATAATATTGGATCTGGAACTAATAAAATTACTCAAGGTTTAGAAGGTAGTGATTATACTGATATGTTAAATCTTCTTTCAAACCAAGACGATTATGCATACAACGTACTAGTAACCCCAGGTTTAATTAACTCAAAACATACCTCACAAATTAGTACAGCATTACTTAATACTCAAGGAAGAGGAGACGCAATTTATGTATTAGATTTAGAAACCTATGGTGCTACTATTTCTAATGTTGAAACACAAGCTAACTCTAGAAATAGCTCATATGGTGCTGCTTACTGGCCTTGGTTACAAACTATCGACCCTGATACAGGTGACCAAGTATGGGTACCAGCTTCGACAATGATTCCGGGGGTTTACGCGTTTAACGACAATGCCTCTGAACCATGGTTCGCTCCGGCGGGTATCAATAGAGGTGGTTTAACTACGGTAATTCGTCCTGAAAGAAAATTATCTCAATCTAACAGAGATACTTTATACTCAGCTAAAGTTAACCCAATTGCTTCATTCCCAGGTGTTGGAACTGTAGTATACGGTCAGAAAACATTACAAAGACAAGCTTCTGCTTTAGATAGAGTAAATGTTAGAAGATTATTAATTCAATTAAAAGGCTACATTGGTCAAGTTGCTAAAAACTTAGTATTCGAACAAAATACTGCTGCTACAAGAAATAGCTTCTTAAGTATAGTTAACCCATACTTAGAGTCAGTAGTTCAAAGACAAGGTTTATATGCGTTCAAAGTAGTAATGGATGAAAGTAATAACACTCCAGATGTAATCGATAGAAATCAGATGGTAGGTACTATTTACTTACAACCAACTAAAACAGCTGAATTCATATTATTAGACTTTAACTTATTACCAACGGGAGCTACATTCCCATCATAAGAATTTAAAGTTCGAATATTTATAATAGAATAAAATAGATAACAATGGCAGTATTAGATCCTAACGAAATATTTTTTACAGCGTTTGAGCCAAAACAAACGAATAGATTTATCATGTATATTGATGGTACCCCAACATTCATGGTAAAAGGTGTTGGAGCTGTAACATTAACTCAAGGTTCTGTACCTTTAAACCACATTAACGTACAACGTTTCGTGAAAGGTAAAACAGTATGGAACCCTATCCAGTTTACATTATTTGATCCAATTACACCTTCAGGTGCACAAGCTGTAATGGAGTGGGTACGTTTACACCACGAATCAGTAACAGGCCGTGATGGTTATAGTGACTTCTATAAGAAAGACTTAACTTTCAACGTATTAGGCCCTGTTGGTGATGTAGTTTCAGAATGGATTATTAAAGGTGCTTTAATTACTGACGCTAATTTTGGTGATTACAACTGGGATACTGTCGATCAGGCTGTAAACATCACAATGACTGTACAACCAGATTACTGTGTATTAAACTTCTAAAAGAGTTTACATATTTTTTTAAAGAGAGCTTGGCTTCGGTTAAGCTCTTTTTTATCGTTATATTTATACTCGAATAAAGTTATTACTAATAAAAGATATGGAATTTAAATTACCAACAGAAATTGTTAAATTACCTTCACAAGGTTTAATTTATCCTGAATCTAACCCCCTTTCTTCGGGTGAAGTCGAAGTTAAATACATGACTGCAAAAGAAGAAGATATCCTTACAAACTCTAATTATATCAATGACGGTACAGTATTAGACCGTTTAATGAAATCCCTTATTGTAAGTGATATTAATTACGATGATTTAATTATTGGTGATAAAAATGCTATTATGGTAGCATCTCGTATCTTAGGCTATGGTAAAAATTACTCTTTTATCTACGATGGTGAAGAGTATACAGTAGATTTAACTCAATTAGAAAATAAAGAACTTAACTTAGATTTATTTAAAAATAGAGAAAATCGTTTTAGTTTTACTTTACCTTCTACAGACGTAACTATTGAGTTTAAAATTCTTACTCATGGTGATGAAAAAAGAATCACAGAAGAAGTAAAGAGTTTAAAGAAAATCAACTCAGAATCCTCTCCCGAACTTACAACTCGTTTAAAATACATGATCCTTTCTGTAAATGGAAGTACAGAAAAAAAAGACATTCGAGAATTTGTCGATAATTATCTCCTAGCTCAGGATGCTAGGGCATTTAGAGCTTATTTGAACGAATTGCAACCTGATGTTGACCTTACTTTTTTTCGTAGACGAACTGAAAGTAAAACACAGATTCCCATTGGACTTAGCTTTTTTTGGCCTGATATCTGAGAAAGCAGCCGAAATTAGAAAACTTATTCTTACAGAAGTCCATGAAATAGTATTTCATGGTAATGGAGGTTATATTTGGAGTGAAGTATATAATATGCCTATATACTTAAGGAGATTTACTTTAGCTAAACTTAGAGAATATTACGATAACCAAGTTAAAGCATCCCAACCCAAAGATCCTAACAAACAAACCTTAGTAGACCCCTCAGGAAAGGTTAATGTTAAACAATTTAAATCTGTAAATTCTAAATATAAGTAAAATTGTATTTGTTAATATTTATTACATATACATTATATTATGGCAGGACTAGGAGATAATTTTAAAAAAGCAAACGAGGAAGCTAAAAAAATAAACGAAGAATTAGTTTATATTTTAGACGCTATCCAATCTATTGGTGCTAATTTAAACAATGCTTTCTCAGATGCAGTTGATAAAGCTGTTGAATTAGAAAAAGTTAGTGAAAGTCTTGGTGATATTCTTAAAAGAGGTTATAGTAAAGACCTTAAAGATATTGCTAAAATTTCTGAAGATCTTATTAAGGCTAATGCTAAACAACAAGCTGGAATTTTAAAATACTCAGAATTACAACGCCTTCAAAACAAATTACTAGAAGCTAAAGCAATTAAAGAAGCTCGATTTAATCAAGCTAAAATTAATGGTATTGAACTTAGTGAAGAAGAAACTAAGGAGCTTGAAAAGCAAACTCAAGAAATTGAAAAACAGCTAGCATTATTAAACAAAAAGGCAAGAAGTAGAGGATTTTTCTTAGATGCTTTTGATGAATTATTTGGAGATAAATTAAAAAAATTCAACGAAAAAGACCTTGGAATTCTAGTCTTACAACAAATGGGCAAAGCCATAAAATCAGCCGATACTAATGTAGCTGATTTTGGTAAAGCATTTGGTATTACTCGTGGAGAAGCCCTTAGATTTAATACTGAAATAGCTAAAAGTTCTTTAAAAGCTAGAACATTAGGAGTTAACCTAAACTCAGTTAAAGAAGCTATATTTGAAGTAAACAAAGCTTTAGGAGGAACTGCTTTTGCTTTTGAAGAAGATTTAAGAAACGATGTAGCTTTTCTACAAAAACGATTAGGCCTTTCAGCTGAAGAAGCAGCTAATCTAGCAATTGAATCTTTAAGTTCAGGTAGAGCTATTAGAGATGAAATAGTTCCTAATACTGAAAAAGTAATAAGAAATATTAAAACCTCTACTGGGGTTGCCTTATCATTTAGAGATGTTTTACAAGACGCTGCTAAAGTATCAGGTGCTCTTAGATTAACCTTAGAAGCCCTCCCAGATGGAGTTGTTAACGCTACAGCAAAAGCTAAAGCTTTAGGAACTGAACTTGGAACTATTAGACAAATCCAAAAAGATTTTTTAGATATTGAAAGTTCAATTACTAAACAAATCCAAGCCCAAGTATTAACCGGAAAAGAACTTAATCTAGAACAAGCTAGATATTATGCTTTAACCAATAATGTTGATGGGTTAATAGGAGAAATAGAAAAAAATCTAGGCTCTATTGAAGAGTTCCAACGTATGAATGTCTTCCAACAAGATGCTCTAGCACAAGCTATAGGTCTTACAGACGATATGTACGCTGAAATTCTTAGAAAGAACGAATCTATTAATAATTCTTTAGAAACAGCAGTTGAAACACAAGGAGAATCTATAGCTAAAAATTCTAGTATGCTTAGTGTACAGGATCAGTTAGTAGAATCTTTAAATATGTTAAACACTACATTACAAACTTTAACTGGATTTTTAGGCGCAGCAGCTTTAGCAGCAGCTTTACTAAATCCTTTTGGAGCTGCTTTTGGTTTAGCAGCACGTATTGGAGTAGGAGCTTTAGGAGTAGGGGCAATAGGAACAGCAGGAGCTGGACTAATTCCAACAGGAGATTTAAGAATAGATCCAAATGGTGGGCCTATTGTAGCTTCACCCCAACAAGGAGCTATCTACCAAGGTAAACGTAGTGATGCCCTAGCAATGGGCCCAGGTGGCGGAAACAACCAAGAAGTAGTTTCAGCTATTAAACAATTAGGATCTGATATGAAAAATATGAAACTTCAACTTGCTATGGATAGTAGGAACTTAAACGATGCTATGATGACTTCTGGAGTTTCTTATTTAAGCTAATATTTATAATAAAATAATACTATGGGACTTTACGACAAATTTAAAAACCAAGATACTACTCTCCACAAATATGATGGGAGAACCCCAGGTCAACCTAACCATGAAGGTGCTACAGCACAATCTAAATTACATGCTTTTAACAACCAACCTGGATATTCTTTAGATGGTGCTTTTGATCCTGATGTAAGAAAATACGATGCTTCTTACGATAATGGTAAAGCTATTATTCTTCCTAGACCAAGTAAATTAGATTTAAACGGTAAAACTCCTAAAGGATATGCTAATCCTGAAGGTATTCAATACTCTGGTAGAAATTTAGATTTAACCAATTAATTAAATGCCTTTAATTGATCTAAAGACCAACCTTAAATCCTTAAAGTATGGTAAGGATAGACCAGGTGGGGGATCAAGTAGTCAACCGTTTATAGTTCAACAAAATCTTGATGCTATAACCACAGAAGACTTGGGCCGCACTGGTGGTCCTGACTTTGTCCTTCGAGGTGGTACTTTAGTCCCTACACGCTCAGCAGAAGATTTTTCTAGGTTATTTAAACTATTTACAGAAACTCCTGTAGGTAGTGGATTTACTATAAAACAAAATCTTTTATCTCGTATAGGAACAGATATGGATGGTGGTTATCCAATTTTAGCTGCACCCATAAAACTTCTTAACGGTCCCTTAAATCAAGGAATTTATACTCCTTTATCTACATGGCTCCAAGCTTTAGGTAATGCTGAAGGTTTACATTTATATAAACAAGGTTTAAATCCATTTACTGGAGGTCCTAAATATACTACTATGATAGCTCCATTTGGTGCTGAAGAAGTAGGTATTAAAAATAAAAATCTAAATAGATTAGTTTATCTATACAAAGATAAAGTAGCTTCTAGATCAGGCTCAAGTGACACAGTTTTATTTACTTATGGCGGTGGTCCTGGTTCTATTTTAGGTATAGGTAAAACTAATATTAAAACCGCTAGCGATAGAACACCTTTTATTGGATTTGGAAGAGATAAATCAATTAAATATACTACTTTTAGTCAACTCCAACTAGAAAATCTTTCAACTAGCTTTGCATTCGCTACCCAATTTTCAGCATTTGGTATATCTCAACCTTTTGTAGTAGGATCAGGTGGTGTTACTACAGTTCAAGATTTTAGAAAATTCCTTTCAGATAAACCTAAATCTTTAATTTCAGATTCACCTGACTATCTCCGCCAAAATATTGAACAAAGAGTTAATTTAGGTGATCCTGGTAAACGTGATGTAGATAGAAGTAACTATACTAGAGGTATAGTAGATCCTGTAACTAAAAAACCTCAACCACTAGATAGAACTAACGCTTTTTACCTTTATAAAAGTGGTCAAGTAACTACTGATAAACGTAAAAACGATTTAGTTAAATTTAGAATAGCTACTATAGATAATAACAATCCATCTCAAGCTGTATTTGCCCACTTTAGAGCATATATCAACTCATTCACAGATAGTATGAGAGGAAGTTGGAATAGCTTTAAATATTTAGGTAGAGGTGAAGATTTCTTTACATATCAAGGATATTCAAACACTGTAGACATGAGTTTTACAGTAGTAGCCCAATCTATCCAGGAACTATCTATTATGTTCCAAAAATTAAACTATTTAAAATCATCATTAGCCCCAGATTACTCAGATTCGGGTTATATGAGAGGTAACATCCATCGTTTATCTTTAGGAGGATATTTTTATGAAACCCCCGGTATTATAGAAGCTTTAACTTATGTTATCCCTAACGATACTACTTGGGAAATTGGTATACCAGCTTCTAGAGAACAATCTACAGAAGCTCAAGGTAGTAATGGATTCACAGATAGTGCTGTAAAAGAATTACCTCATAGAATTGAGGTTTCTATGACGTTTAGACCTATTTATAAATTCCTCCCAGAAAAAGTAAAAGATATAAACGCAGCTGGGAATATTAAACAAAGATTCATATCATTAGAAGATAGTTTAAATGGAAATAATTTATATGCTAATGGAGTAGCTAATGTTTATAGGGCTAAAGATCACCAAATTATAGGTAATTCTCAAAATCAAGTTACTCCACAACCAACCCAAGATCAATTAGATCAATTAGAAGCAGCAATTAGAGGAAATCAAATATTAGGAAGTGAAGGATTTTAAATAATGGATAGATATCAAGACATACCAATCACTAAAGATTTAGAAGGTACT